TAATTTTTCAATCACATTTTCTTTTTTAAAATTTTGTGATATTGTCATTAATAAATAATATTGTATCATTGAAAATGGACTTAATCCTGATTTTAATTGTTCAGTTTTAGTTTGTAAATTAAATTGATTAAATATATAAGATTTTATATCATTATCAAACAATACATTTTTTGTATAAAATTCTTTTGTTTTATTTGGAATAGCATTATTTAATTTTTTTAAATCACCAGTAAATACAACTTTGAAGTATTCTTTCATTATATCTTCAAAAATATTTTTAGATATATGATTTTCATCTTCTTCATCTAAATGGTATAATTGTTCAATATACCTTTGTTTATTATCTGATATATTTGGATCACATACTAATCCAAAGTTTTTACTATAATTTTTTAAACAAAAATCAAACACCAATGGTTCAGGTTTTGGTATATTACTGATTGATGATACTTTTACTGCTATTTTATTTCCTAATGTTATATCATCAATTGTATTCATTAATAATTGTTTAATATTCATATAACAAATTAAATCATTATCCACACTATCTAATTTATCTTGACATTCAATATTAATTTTAATTTTTTGACTTTCTTCATCTAATTGAATATGTTTATTTGATATATTTTTAATATTTGATAATTTTTTCGCTAAATTTTTATTATTATTTAAATAAATCTCATTAAATAATCGTAAATAATATCTTTTCACATTAGAATAGATAGTAAAATCTTTTTGTTCATTATCATATATATTTGTTATTAAATTTAATAAATTAAACATTATACCATATATATTTTCTAATTCTGTTTTTTCAATGTCTTTTGATAAATCTTTTCTATATTTTTTAAATAACTTAACATATTTATCTTGTAATTCTTTAATAATAGAATTATATTTATTAACATCGAATTTATCTACTACAGATTTAGATTGTAACAATGTTACTATGTTTTCTATACTTCTTGATATATATATATATTTAATATAATCTTTGAAAATGTTTTCATTATTGTCTTCATAATTTTTTAAATGGGATTGTAAAATATCTAAACAAATATATTTCAAATTCATATCTTCTTTACAATTTAAATTTTCTATTTCAGTAAATACATTTTGCTGACCTTTAAATATAATTTTTTCAGCAATTTTATATTTATTTTTATTATACATACCATTGGTTTCAATTTGAATTAAATTACCAATTCTATTTTCAACAATATTATTAATTGTAAATTCATTAAAATGAAAGTATTTTAATAATTTATCACCATTCATACTAGTAATTAACCATTTTCCTGCTTTTTCATAATTATTTTGTTTTAAAACACTTGACACATTACTTAACAAAGTCATTATTGTTCTTTTATCAATAAAAAAATAATGAATAGAAAAGAAATTAGTAGCAATATTAAATTTTTGTTCATTTGACATTATTAATTGATTAAAAGTGTCTTTTTCTTTACTTATTTCAAAACCATAATTTTTAAATCTTTCAATTAAAAATGGTTTAAAATTTTCAATATTATGAGTGTTAAATGTAAATTTATTCTCATCATTCCATTTTCTACTTTGAATATATGAATTAATAAAATATAAATAATAAGTTTGTGATGAAAAATTATCTCTTAAATTTTTAAAAAATTTATTGTGTAGAATACAATCTTTTTTTTCATTTAAAATCATTTCAATAGATCCAATTTTGCTAATAATATCATTAAAAAATATTTCAGTTGCTGAATTAAAATTTAAAAATAGATATTTGTAATTTTGTAAAATTTCCGCTTTTTGGTCATTATAAAATCTCCAATAAATACCATCTTTATCTTCTTTGTATATTGAATCATAATCTAAATCTAAACCAATCACATTTTGTATTTTTAATTCTAACCAATTTCTCATATCAGAACCTCGTCCACAAGTAAAATCAATTAATTTACAATTATCTACATTATGTTCTTTTAATAAATTTTTTTTAATATTACGATGATGTTCTCTCACTGCTTGAAATTCTTTAACAACTTCTTTTGATAATTGAACACCAAAATATCCTTTTAACATATTCTCAAATTCTTCTTCAGGTTCATTTAATTCTTTCCAAATGTTTTTTGCTATATTAATATTATTCGCAGTTCCACGAATTGTGTTACTTTCTAATAATAATTGAATTTTATCTAATCTCATTCTTAATGGTGCCCATCCATATCTATAATAATGTCTTTGACCATATACATTTGACAAATCTTGCCAACTACATTCTATAATTGATCTATCAAATATATCTAAATTATCATCAATTGTTTTCATCAAATCATTTGGAATAAACATATAAGTAATTTGGTCGTATTTAAAATCATATGTTTCAGTTGGTAATACTTCAAAGTTTGTAAATTCAAACACTTGTTGTGGTCTTGTATCTTTACTTTTAGTGTCTTTTTTTTCAAAAAATCGTGAACAATTTAATTTAATTTTAACAAAGTTTGTTGAATTTTTTTCAACAATTGTAAAATTATCAACCATAAAATCAATTGTATTTTGTTTTTTTGGTTTCAATTTATATACATTTCGCCAACTTTTCGCATAATCTTTATTACCTGGATATTCTTGATCTAATTTAGTTAAAATAAAACCATCATTACTAATTTCCTGACCTGTTTCAATTCTTTGTTTTAATTCTGTATATAATTCAATTAATGATTTATTCTCAATTTTCGGTATATAATGTTTTTTTACTTGAATATTAAAAGTATTTTTTTTTAATTCATTTTTACCTATTTTATCAGTCAAATAATTTAATAAAAATTGACTATCCTCAATTCTACTGCTAATTAATGTGTCAAAATTTGTTATATCATTAAATCTACAATTTCCATTTTCTTCAAATAAAAATTTATTACGAACATCATTTCCATTATAAAATAATACATCAAAAATCATAAATGTATTATTATCTAATAAATATTCTCCATCAAATAAACAATAACCTAAATTTTGTGTAATATTAATTTCTCTACCTGTTGGTATAAAATTCATACGATTATTTATTAAAAATATTTGACGAGCATATTTTTTCATATATGGTAATTGTATTTGTTCTTCATTTGGCATTACCATTAATAAATGTCTTTCACCATCTGCTTTAATAGTAATTGAATAATTATTATCAATCTTTTTTGCTTTGACTTTGTCAAATCCTTCAGGTTTTGGTGCTACAAAGTCATTTCCTTTTATTCCAATTGTATCTTTATAAAATTTTAATAAATTTTTACGATTTTCATTTGATAATAAATATCCATTATCATCTAATATCACACGATACATTATTAATTCACTCATTATATCATTCACATTATATAATCTATAATCTTCATTTTCATTTGGTTGTAATAATTCCAATTCCATTTGATATTCTAATTTATAATCATCTTCATTTACTTTATTTAAAGCATTAATTGGTGTTTTATTCATTCTAATCATTGTTAAATCTATTCTATAAATATCTTGATTTGTTTCTTTATCGATTTTTGTGAATGAATATCTTTTACGATATCTAAAACATTTATTATAATCATCAAAATATTTTAATAAATCTTTTGGAATTCGTTCTTTGTCTATTTCCAATTCTAATGAATGTGAAAAACGAATATCATAATCATATGATTCATAAGTGCTCGGTTCTAATTCTTTTGATTTTGTTTTCTTAATACATTTTACATTTTCATTAATTAAATAATATTTGATAAAATTATTCATATAATAATGATATATATGTTCCTTGTTTAGTATAAATCTATAATTTTCAAAATCTTTTTTCTCTATATCTTTATCACTAATTGAAGCACATAAAGTTTCTTCTATTTGACAATTAAAATCACCTCTAGATGTCTTTTCATTAAAATATTTTAATAATTTTCCAAATCCTATATATCCAATATTTGAATTAAATTTTTTTATTGGTTTGTCAGGTTGTCCTTGTTTCTTAATATATTCTGTTATATATTTACCGAAACGAAATTCTAATTCATCAATTACTCCTGGAACGAATGTTTTATTTTTATTACGAATGACAAAATAATTACAATAATCTTTTGGAACATTAATTTGAGAACTATTAATTAATTCAACTTTACCTCCTTCATAAAATTCATTTTCAAAATTATTAATTTTATAATAATTTTGGAGTTCATTTAATTGTATATTTTCAAAACTTCTTCCTAAAATATCAATACCCTCTTCATTAAAAAAGAAACGATTAAGACCATTGATATCATATGAATTACCAATATAATTTCCATTTCTATCATAACCAAATACATCAATATTATCCATATCATAACCTTCTTTATCAATTCCAAAATGATTACGATAAATTCCAGTATCAGTGTCTTTTACATAAACAAGAACAAAATAATCTTCTTTATTAATTGTAGGAAAATCTTTAAAATTTTGACGAAATTCTTCTTCAATATTTTTGTCATATTCTTCATTACCTGAACTTTGATAAATAAATTTATATTCACCATTTGGTTCGTAATTGTATTCTAATATTAATTTATTATCAGTGTGATATTCTAATAAATCAATAAAAATATTATAAGCATTATATTCACGATAATAATTTTCATTATTTTCATAATTTTCATTATTTTCATTATTAGCACCACCTGCTACATTAGAACTAAAATTAGGTGAATAATATTTTAAAATAAATTGTGGATATTTTATATTTTGATAATAATTAACTTTAAGATATCTACCAATATCATAATCATTTCCACTTAAACATGTTAATTTAAATTCTTTAGGAATATTATCGAGAGAATTATTTTTTAATTTTCTAATACCTTTAGTTGGTTTTTTAGGAGCACCTGCGACAATATCTTCTTTAATTAATTTATAATTTTCAACTCTTGCTTTATTTTTATCAATATTATTAGGAAAACTATATCCAATTTTTAATTCTTCATTCATTTGGTTCGCAAAGTCAGGTTCAGGTATTTCTTCATAAAAATCATTAAATGTATCATTAGTAATTGTAATATTATTAGGTAAATCATATTTTTGTTGTGTAAATGAAACATTATCTTTTAAATAAAATAAGTCAACAATTTGAGGTTCAACATTTACAACATTTGGTTCTTTTAATGTAATACTGACATTTGGTTGCTCTGGTTCTTTTAATGTAATAGTAACATTTGGTTGTTGTGGTTCTTTTAATTTAATACTAACATTGGAAGGTTTTAATTTACCTTTAATAACACGATTTTTTTCAATATAATCATTCAATGTAAATTTTTTTTTTTCTTTTGTCTGATAATTTGTAGTAGTAGCGACAAAAGAATTTTTGAAATTTTCAATGTCTTTAATATTCATATTGCTTAATGCGTGTATATAAATTATATAATATATATTTTTTAATTATCTAATTTAAAATAATTAAATTAAATATTTAATTACACTAATTAAAATGAAATAAATCAACCATTGGTTGATTTATTTCATTTTGAATTTATTAATATATATTGTAATAAATTGCTTATAGCAATTTATTACACTAATTAAAATTTATTATATATATTATATTAATCAATATGGAATTATTAATTTTAGGAGGATTAGGATTGGCTGGTCTTCAAATTAATCAAAATGTGAATGATGAAACATATAAAAGAAATAAGAAGAAATTATTATATGATAATAATGAAATTAATAGAATTTCATCAATTACAAATTCACAAAATAAAAATGTTTATGAAAATAGTTTTTATAATTATGTTGAAAATAAAAATTCTGAAAAGGCAGATGTTTTATATCAAAAAGCGAGATTACCTGTTGAATATGGTGGTGTAGAAAATTATAATAAAATACCAATACAAGTTGGACCATTTCGTAGAAGTGAGAATTATAATAATGGTAATCCATATGTTGATGTATCCAGTTCATATATTAAAAATGATTTAAGAGAAGGTTTTTTAAATAGTTCAACAATTCCTGTTGAGAATAATAATGTTGAAAATTATGAATTAAATCCTAGTTCATTAGCAACAAGTGATTTAAATAATTTAGAAAATCAAAAAAGTATTACTTTATGGGATCATAATACAAATGATTATCATAATAATATGATGCCATTCTTTGGTTCAAATGTTAAACAAAATATGGATATAAATGCGAATATGCCAATTTTAGATCGTTATACAGGCACAAATGAATTTAAATTAGGTAAAAAAGAAATTGAACCATTTTTTACACCAAGTGTAAATACTCAAAATGTATTTGGTGATGTTACTTATATACAAAATTTAGATGATGCTAAAAAAAGATTTATTCCTTCACAATATTTACAAAAACAAACACCAATTGAACAAATCGCAGTTGGACCAGGTTTAAATTTATCACCTGATATAATGGCAAGAGATGGTTTTCAAGAATATGTTCGAATTTTGCCACCAACTACTAATCAATTAAGAGTGAAAACAAAACCAAAAATAAGTTCTGAAGGTCGTGTAGTTAAAGGTAATTTTTATGTAACAAAACAAGAATTACCACAAGAATTATATAAAAATCGTCCTGTATTATTAGTTGAGAATTTTAATGGTGAAAGAAATTTTGTCACTACTGGTGCTGAAATTAAACCTAAAATGAATGAAAGATATTTTATTAAACCAACTGGTCGCCAAAAATATGCTGAAATTGTTGGAACTGCCTTTGCTTCAGGGTCTCAAAAAGCGATGTATCGTTCTGCTATTCGTCGTTCAAGAAAAGCAAACTTTAAAAATACTTGGGCTGCTCCTCCTAAAACTGAAGTTGCTAAATTATCTACTCAAAATCAACAATTAAGTTATTATGCCAAACAAACTGAAAGACAAAATTATGAATCAAATAATCCTATCACTAATTTAGTTTCTGAAATTAAAAAAATTACTTCCTATTACTTTGATAATGCAAAAACTACTACAAAAGAAACTACTCTTGATGAATATAAACATTCTAATATATCCAATGTAAATCGTGGTGCCGTTGTATTTAATCCAAAAAGTATTGCCAAACCTACTATTAAAGAAACAACATTAGAAAGTTATCAAAATAGTAATGTATCAAATGTAAATCGTGGTGCCGTTGTTTATAATCCAAATAGCATTGCCAAAATAACTATTAATGAAACTACTTTATCTGAAGTAGATAGAAGTAATATTAGTAATACAAATCGTGGTAATGTTGTGTATAATCCTGAAAGTATTGCTAAAACAACTATCAACGAAACGACATTGACTGAAGTTGATAAAAGTAATATTAGTAACACAAATCGTGGAAATGTTGTTTATAATGTTGATAGTATAGCGAAAACAACCATTAACGAAACAACTTTGTCTGAAGTAGATAGAAGTAATATAAGTAATATAAATCGTGGAAATGTAGTTTATAATCCTGAAAGTATAGCAAAAACAACAATTAATGAAACAACAATTACAAATGTGGATAATAGTAATTTAAGTAATACAAATCGTGGCAATGTTGTTTATAATCCTGAAAGTATAGCAAAAACAACTATTAATGAAACAACTTTGTCTGAAGTAGATAGAAGTAATTTAAGTTACACAAATCGTGGCAATGTTGTTTATAATCCTGATAGTATAGCAAAAACAACAATTAATGAAACAACAATTCAAGAGGTTGAGAATAGTAATTTAAGTTATACAAATCGTGGCAATGTTGTTTATAATCCTGATAGTGTAGCGAAAACAACTAATAAAGAAACAACTTTATTAGAAAATTACAAAGGAATTTATACAAATGAAAGTGCACAAGATGGTGCTTATAAAGTGACAGGTGTTAAACCAAGATATACAAGTCGTCAAGACATCGCAAAATCAAAAAAGAATAGTTATGGAGGAATTGCTGGATATAATGTTCCTCAACCTGTTAGTAATGAAGCGGAACAAAATATGACAACAAATGCATTAAAAGAAAAAATTGCAAGAGGAAGAGCACCAACAACAGAAGGTGTCAAAGTTGTTCCTGATTGTGATAAACAAGGATTATTGACAACATTTAGAAATAGTGATTTATCAACATTTAAAAATATTGAACCAACATTAAGAGAAAAATATGATTTCTATTTTTCAAATAATGATACACCAAATAAAGAAAGTATATTTGATATTGGAGATAAAACAAGAAAAATAGATACAACAACAACTATGAATATAGGTGTTGTTACTAAAGATAAAAATGTCACATTAACTCAAGAAAATTATATAGAAAGACAAATCGAACCTGATATTTTAGATGCATATCGTCAAAATCCATATACTAAATCTTTACATAGTTGGACATAAATTAACAAATAAAAAAAAACTAAAGTTTTTTTTATTTGTAACTTCAACGAAAAACAACATATAACGCCGTAGGCGTTATATGTTGTTGTTTTGTTAAATTTACAAATTAAATATTTACGCCTTTGGCGTAAATAACTTAATTTATAAAATAAAATGGTAAAGAACAAAGAATATAAGACCAGGAATTAATAAATAAACAACATTACCAACAGCTGATAAACCTGTATCAGATTTTAGTTGTGATGGAACAATGGAAACAAACATTTCACTTAATTTTGGTGATGAGAAAACATAAATAAATACAACAACAATAAAAGTCCATTTTAAAGAATCTAATAATGTATTCATTGGTGAATAATTACTAGATGACATAAATAATTCACTAGTTGGTTCTAAACATTCACCACCACCCATAGGACATTGTGATTGAGAAATGGCACTTAATTGATTAGATGGCATACTACTAGGCATATTAGTAGGCATATTATTTGGAATATAATTATTTGGATTATCCTCCATTTCATTAAAACGAACTTGTTTATTTGTATTTTCAATTTGAGATGCTTCTGCTAATGCTTGTTCTATTAATTGGTCAGAATTTGCTTGATTTTGATCCATTATATTTATATATATATTTAGATATATTAAAATATAAATAAAAAACGAATTAATTATTATTCTAATAAATTGACAATAACGCCGTAGGCGTATATACAATTTAAATATACGCCGTAGGCGTATATTTTAATTATCTAGACGCTACTTTTAGTAGCGTTATTTTTTTTCGTTGGAGTTACAAATAAATCAAAACTAAAGTTTTTTTTTTATTTGTTAATTTATCAAAACACAAACATATACGCCATAGGCGTATATGTTTTTTTTCGTTTAATTAACAAATAAAAATATTTACGCCTTTGGCGTAAATAT